AATCTGACGGGTTACAGTTATTAATTATTTTTAGTGATTGAGCTGAAAAACAAAAAGTTAAAGATAAGTAAGAAGAAATTAATAAATAATATTTTTTATCAAAATCTTTAATATATAAAGTAGAATTAGTAATATTTTCTTTATCAATAAAAATTTCGAAATCTTTATCTTTAATTTGTTCTAATAATTTAGCATTTATATTATTATAATCTTTCATAAAACTATCAATATCTACTTTTTCTTGTAATATTCTTTTTATTTCCATTAATAATTCATATGCTTTTTCCTCACTATTTATATCTTTGATGAGAAATAAAAAACTAGCCAATAAACTATATTTTTTAAAAGAAGGACCTTCGATAAATTTTTCTGCCATATTTTTAATATAAAAAAAATATGGTTATAATTATGCAAGTACACATGACTCTGGTTTGAAAATCATATGATCTTTATTATTATTACGAAATATAACTGGTTCATAATCACCATTATTGCATTCATAAAACATTATAAAACGATTACTATCAGAACCAAATACTTTATCTTTATTAATTATTTTTATACCTACTCCTAAGCGGTTATTAATATAATCTAAGTCTTGACTAGCTCTTAATTTTTGTTTTAAATCTTCGGCTAATTTAACTCTTTTATAAACATCTGCTTCTCGATAAGCAGTGCTTAATAATTTTAATAAAGCATGATATATTTTACCATGAGTAGAGAGAGTAGCCAAACGGTGAAAATTCTTTTTGAATTCGTGGCGTTCATCATCTCCTTTGGCCTGTATACCATATTCGGTTTTATTACCTACTTTTTCGTTGACAGGTAAACAGTCACTATCCGAGATTTCTAATTTATCAACTTTTTCGGTAATAGTTTCTATTTCTTTTAATGCTTTTTCGGCAATACCATAGACAAATAAATCACTATATATTAACTCGGGAGTACTAAGAATATAGCCTTCTACTGATTGATTATTAGCTTCTTTTTCAAAGAGAGGTTCAAAATTAATCATAGACCACAATTCTTGCAGATATACTAAATATTCGATTTGATCATGGACAGTAACACTGTCTTTGATGTCAATAAAAATCTTATCTTTTTGCATGCGTCGTAATAAAACATTGTTTAATGTTACCGTATTACCTTCTTTATCAAATAGGCCTTTTAATCTATTACCTTCGATAGTTAAATAGATTATTTTTACTTTACCGCTTCCCTTTCTTTCTAGATAAAATTTTTCAATAGCAGTAATAGTATCGGCTAATGCTTTTAACATTTTCTTATTTTGCCAGAAAAAACTAAGAGAAATATGGAAACATATATTGAGATCATTGTCAGCAAAATTAGAAGGAAAAAAATCTTCGGCTGCTTTAATAATAATTTTACTATCTTCGCCACCGGCTTCTATTAATTTAAATTGTTCTGGTTTTTTTAATGTTTGACGACGTCTTTCAAATTCTTGACCAAATTCCTTATTAGGTTCAATACTCAATACTTGCTTGATTTTATTATTAGCGGTATATTTTTTAAATACTCCACCGGCACCAGCTCCGATATCGATGACATTGCCACTGATTTGATTCAATAAATCTGCCTTAATTTGGTTATGATATTTACGTAATAATTGTACATTAGTGCCTCTCATAGTAGAGATAGTAATAGGGTCATGTATGAGTTGCCAATTGTCCATAATTTGTTTAGTCTTATTGGGAAAATTTTTATCCAAACGAACTCGCAGAGGACGATAAACAATATCTCCTTCTATATCACTGGGAGAAAATTCTACTATTTTGTCAATGTATTTTTTATCAAAAGTATAATTTTTATCAGTAAAGGGATAGTTTTTACTACCATCGAATTTTCCTTCTTTGGCATATAAACCATCTTTCTTAACTAGAAAATCAATAGTTAATTTTTCTGGAGGTTTAAACTTACATACATCTGGATAATTACTTAATATTCTGTTATTTTGCGCCCCAGTAGGTAATCTTTGACCGGCGGCAACATAAGGGCTATCAATGGGAGTAAAAATAAGACCATCGGTTTCATATTTTACTTCCTTTTCTGCATCTAAAGCAGCATTAGTAGTTTCATAAAAAGACACCTCGTTGGATTCATAAGTAAAGACTTTTTTCTTCATAACCCAAGTAGTATTAAATTTATTTTCATAGAAACTATCAGCATAATTTAAACGTTGTAAATAGCTTTCTTTGCGTACATCTTTATCTTGATAAACTAAACAATCAAAAGGCAGAAATAAATATTCATGTTCATAATAATGGTTTTGTTTAGCTACCCATTCACCAATTAGAATAGTATTATCCCATTCTTTGTTTTCGTAATTAGTAAGAAAAACAAGAGATTTATCTATATCATTATCGATAAGAGAAAATAGATAAACATGCTGTTGATAAAAAATCAACATCTTTTGTAAACCATCGGCCTTGACAGAAATAGTGTAATTTTGCAATAAACCATTCTTGGTCAAATCACGAATTAGTAAATCACGCGGCCGTGAAAGAATTGAATAAATAGAAGACAAATCCTTACTTTTACGCCCCAATAATATACTGTTCATAAAAACAATAACTTCTTCACTATTGTCAGACATAAGAGCGTAGAGATAATTAATTTTAGCTTCAAAAGCATCCACGTCAAACTCTTTACTATCTACTACTTCTAATTCTACTTCGGTGCGTTTTTCACCATTTTCCTCTATTTTAGTAATATCAATACGGTAATTATCTTCTACATAACTAGTGCGATCTTTGACTCGTTTTAATTTATAATTTTTTGGTTCTCTGCTTGGTTTGGCTTGACTTTCGTAGGCAATAGATACTTTAATATCTTTGCCTTCAACAAATAAAATTTTGGAAAAAATAGTTTTCTTATTAATAACATAATAATTATCTCCTTCTTGAGTTACTCTTTTATTGCCGTCTAAATAATAATCAATGGTGAAGGAAGTGGATTTTTCTGCATTACTTTTTTCTAACTGTTGGATTAAAAGAGCAATTTGTTTATTGCTTAATTTACGTAAACGAGCTTCTATTTCAACATCTTGATTATCGTTCTCAACCGTCTCAGTCAGGTCGAAACGTAATCGTGATGTAAAGAGCTTAGCCATGCTTTTTATTGAAGGTAACAATTAAAAGTTATTCAATTTTAACATTAAATTGAATTATAAATAGTGAAAAATATATAAAAGATGGAGCGTTTTTTAGAGTCTAAAAAATTACTCATCAAGATAAAAGAGATCTTTGAATTATATGTTAAACATGGTAGTAGAAGTAGTAAAAAGGTAGATTGTTTACATACTTATTTTAAATCTGAAATAGATGAAATTATTAAAAAAGATAAAAATTATGAATGTCATTTAGAATATAATGTGCCTTCTTTTAATATGAGTGGTAGGAAGAAATGCGATATCGTAGTGCTAAAAAACAAAATTCCGCACATCATTTTTCCAGTTAAGTTCATTATGAGCAATTATAAACAAAATCGCAACAATTCATGGGAGAACTTAACGGGTGAAATGATGCAAATTAAATGGAAAAATCCAACTGTGTATATTTTGCCCATAAATATTATTTTTGATGAGGTACCCTACTTGAAAAAAAACGGAAAAATCAAGCATTTTGAGAAGATAAATTACCAAAAAAGTTTCGAAATATACGAAAAATTAAGGGAATTAGGTATTGCTTATGATATGATAAATTATATCATTGAAGTAAAAATAGAAGACCCAATTGAAGGCGAGTACCGTAGTTGTCCAGAACTAATAAAATTCAGTCACCTTACTCCTTTCAAAAGCATGAAAAACCGACTATTACCAATTATAGGGGAAGATCGTGATGAAAATGAAAAAGTGTAAAATTAAAAAAAATTATTTGTTTTTAGATATTACCAAATATTTTTTCAAGATGTATATAAACAGCAGATTAAACAATCACTCTCTGGAAGACCTGGAAAAGGTTCCTACCTGGGAAGCAACAGGATTTTACCATCATAGACTTTACGTCTATGGTACATATGCCAAACAAATGGATACCCTTACAAAACTTGCGCTCGGAAAAAAAAATCTTGGTATTATGGTACCGCTTAAAAGGTACCCTAGACGAAGTAAGTGAAGACCCAGGTCCATTCCTTTCGTCATTGATATGATTTAAAAAGCCACACCCCCTCCCCGGTATTTTTTTAATACCACCCTAATACTTTATTTATATTAAGGTGGTAAATCATAAAGAATCCGACTACTCACATTAATCCAACCCCCGCCACGTTTGGAAGATTTTTGTACAATTTGATCAAAATTATTAATTATACTATTTTCAATTAAAGATAAATTTTTTTGTTCGTAAGCTTCAATACAGAGACATCCATAGAATAAAATCGGCTCACTTTTTACTAAGATGATATTTTCCGGATCCATAAAAGTAGGCAATAAAATAATTTGTTTAGCTTTACTTTTAAGTAGTGATTGCGAACGACCAAAAGCATACCAGCTAGGATATTTTTTATTACCTTTATCTCGTTGTGCTAGCTCTTCTTTATGGGCAAGTAAATATTGATAAGTTTGGGGATTATGCTCTTTGAATTCTGCTTCCGCTATAATAGTGCCTTCTTGGTAAGGATAGATAATATACTTTATTTCTTTACTATTACTAATTTTTTGCCAACATGCTTCTTCGAAAAGAGGTTTAGGATGAATGAATATTTTGTCTCGTAAAGTAGCGATACCATTACGAATTTTACAAATATCTCGTAATGTTTGCTCACCTATTCTTCGAGAAAAAAGAGAATAATCTTTATTATCTAAATCTTCATAATTGATAACTTTATTATTATATATTAAACTATTTTTATTTTTTTTAGTAAAGATAGTAATACAACAATAAACAGAAATATTATCAAATACTTTTTCTGATTGATAATCAATAATTTCTTCAATATATTTATTAGTTAATAAATATTTTCTTAGAGCAAAAGCTGATTTATTATAGAGATAACTATTAGGAGTAATGGCTACCATAATTCCATCTTCTTTTAATAAAGATAGACATTTGATGAGAAAAACATAATATAAATCTACCAAACCATGTTCTAATTGACTAAAATTAGTTTTGATATATTCTCTATATTTAGGAGATAAATCTTGGATTCTAATATAAGGCGGATTTAGAATAATATTATCATAACATTTAACTATTTCTGTTTGCACAAAATCAGCTAAATATTTGTTAACGTTCTCCGTTTTTATTTCCGTTAAATATTTTTCTTTGATATCATAAACATCTATTTCTTCGTAATCATGATTCTTAATAAATTTTAATAAATCTCCTGTTCCTACGGCTGGCTCTAATAAATTACCTCCCTTCTTTAATTTTTCACTCATTAACTGAGCTATCTTAGGGGGAGTAAAAACATCGCATTTATTGAATTGTAATAAATGTTCATCCATTTTTAATAGCGGCTCTTCTATTTTAGCTATCAATTTATATTATGGTTTAAGGGCTTAGCATATAAAAAAATATGTCCGATAAATTACCTGCCGCTAGTGAACGTTTTAAGGCCAATCTTTTGACCCTTTTTGATATCGTCAATGATATGTATGAAGAGGGTCAAGAGAATGGCATTATTGAAACTAAGTTTAACATTTTGGGCTTATTGAAATTATTTATTAAGAAAACGCCAAGCGAATATATGCTCAAACGTTTCATCAAGCGCACCCACGAACATTGGGATAAAATCTATGATAAGGATAGTGATTATTTCAAAGATATGGGATTGCAGCTTTTTTCTATGATGGAGGATAAGGGAACAGATGCTTTCAAAGGAGAAGAAGAATTTAGCGGTGGTAACCAATTAATTAATTCCTTGTCCGGCGATCATGTGGCTACTTTTAAGAATTTATTGAGTGCTACTTATGATTACGAGGGAGAAGAAGTAGAAATTTTCGACCAAGAACGCCAAAGCGATGTGTGGAAAATTATGCATTCTTTTGTGAAGATAAGTATTACTTATATTCATGAATCTCGTAATAAAGTAGATGGTAAATATACGGTGGAATTCTTCCCTGAGATTAAGGTGAAGAGTAGTGCGGAAAAATGGGGTGTTAGGGGTTTGTAAATGAGGTTAAATATTATTTATTTTTACTTATGGCTACTACGGCACTAATGTACCGGTTGCTTTTGTTGGTACAGTTGATCTTCCATAACCACGGTAATTTTCTTTGGTCGAAGCAACACCTTCTTCATAACCCATATTAAATTTTTCATTTTGTGCTGCTGCTTCCAATGAAGATATTTCAGCTGGACTGAAATATCTTCCCCCAGAAGCTGCGCTAACAGTACCCATTACAGTCCCGTTGCTATCTCTTTTTTGTAAATAATCACTATTGCCGAAAATATAATTAGTCAATTCATTTTTATCAAAACCGGATGACTCGCCGCCTAAACGTTTATGTACTAATTCGCCTATTTTATCTTGCAAATCTGCTTTTGAAGGGACAGCCGCGGCAACTCTGGTTAAATCAGTTAATATTTTATCTTCTTCCATTAATTGTCGATTAATAGATCTAATCCAGAAAATGGCTCCAATAAAGAAAGCTAGAACTATTGCCATACCTATTAAGACTGCTAAAGATAATTCTTTTTTACTGCTATCTTTAAGTTCCTTGTCATATAAATAACAATATATACCATAAAATGCAGCAAGAGCCATTATGAAAATTATTAACATAATCCATAATATATATAAATTTCTCCCTGTATAAGAAGTTAAAGAAGTATAAGTATTACTAA